AGCGGCTTTGCCAACGGTATAACAGAGCTAGACATTTGGTATAAAACTGCAAATGAAACGATTTCAGGAAGTTCATCTGCCGCATTTAGTTCTAATCTTGCAAGGTGGGCTACTAATTGGGAAAAAATTGGCACTGGAATGACCGAAAGTTCTGGTGTTTTTACTTTTCCAAGCACAGGTAAGTGGCAAGTTCATGGAGAATGGTCTGCGTATTCAACTGGTAATGCTGATTATATGGGAATGTTTATCAATATAAGCACTGATAGTGGTTCTAACTATACCACTCGCACAAATGCTTATGCCAATGCTAAAGGTAATGGAGCATATTTTCATTTAACTCATACCGCTTTTTTTGATGTCACTAATGCGTCAACTTTTAGATTGTTTTTTTCTTATCAAACGCATACAGGGGCTGTAATTCGGGGTGGCGCGGATAGTTTGAAAACACATTTTTCATTCATAAAAATAGCGGACACTTAGGAGTTTGAAATGCCATTAAGCAAAATTAAAACAAACTCTATCGCTGACGAGGTTTTTGAAGCAGGGTCTAACCTTATAATTAATGGTGCTATGCAGATTTGGCAACGTGGCACATCTACAGTGGTACTGATGGGAATGTGGATGTAGATAGGTCAACTGATGTTCCAGCGGGTAAAGGGTTTGGATTTTCTCAAAAAATTAGCATGGACGCATCTGAATCATCTCTGGATGCTGGTGATCAAATTCGTGTTATACAGCGAATAGAGGGTCAAAACCTTCAATCTCTTAAAAAAGGAACAAGTAGCGCAGAATCAGTTACTATTTCATTTTATGTTAAGTCTAGTGTAGCGGCTACATATACGGTAAATATTAGGGATGAAGACAACGATAGAGATAATTCAAAAACCTATACAATAGACTCCGCTAATACATGGGAGTTTAAATCTATAACTTTTACAGGTGATACAACTGGTGCTTTAGACAATGACAATGGCAGAAGTTTTGATTTAAATTTTTGGATTGATGCTGGAACTAGTTTTACAAGCGGTACGTTTTATAACGGCACTTGGGGTGCTGGTGATAACACTAAGAAAGTAAGTGCTACTACAGGCTGGT